ATAGCCTTGTCACCCACTACTTTAGCCCTAATTTACCGCTAGTCTTAGACTCTTTTACCCCTACTTCGGGGCTGTTTTGACCCATTAAATGACCTAAATTGCCCCTTTTCATCATATATTCGGCCACAAAACCCATCATTGGGTTGTCCCTGGTTAATGCTTTAATTGTGGACTGACCTGTTGCATCATCTAATTTTTTAGAAGCAGCTCCGAGAGATCCAAAAAAACTAGATTGAAAATCCTGCAGTTTATCATGCATCCGATCTTCAATTTCGTCAATAATTACCTGCAGTGCATTAATCAATGTTTCATCAGATTCTTCAGATTCTACCCAACTAGTCCATTTTTGACGCGATAACTCCGCGATATATTGACTCAGAAACCAATAAAAGACGGTCCAGACGGTAGCGTATACAATTAGTATGTAGGCATCAATTTCCATACTACCTCAGTTCATCTGGTATCTTTAAACCTAACTCATGAAATTTTTTAACGTCTGCTAAAACAGGAGGAGCCTTTTTTTGAGTGAGACCAGACTCCTCGAAAAATATTAATAATGTTAGCAAGTTCATAGGAAAGGGATCCTCTTTGCTATTTCTCCAGGTGTCATCCTTATTAGTTCTTCAATACTTACACCAACAGGCGCGCCAGTTCCAAAAGTTCGCTTTTTAGTATATGCATCTTCTACATCTTCAGTAATATCAACACCCAGGTCTTTTAGATCTCCTAAAACCTCTTTAGCTTCTCTAGCTGCTAAAAATGCAACACCTGTAATTATGATCTGTTTAACTATTTCAGGATTGTTTAGTACTGTAACAACGTCGTCATGTCGTCGTTTATCTTTTACTGCTTGTTCCTGGGCCTTTGTTACCTTCTCTAGTGAGTACCCATCGGGTATAAGTGCGTAAGGCATTAGATGACACCCGACTCTTTCCCTGTAAGATATACCAGGACCAATCTAACAAGTAACTGTTCCACTGATCGTTTGTCATTAAACCAGGAGGGGAACTCGACATTGTATATCGTAGTGCTCATTTAATGCGCTTAGTAGCGTTTTGTAATGCTTTATGCATCTCCAGGAGTTTAGGCACCGAAATAGGCACACTACTATTGGCATGTCCCATCTTATCTAGTAATAAATCATACGTTGCGTTTGTCATTGTACGCATCTTCTTTCTGACGTTTGTTATTGTTAGTTTCTTCTTAGGCATAAATCCTCCCTGTTAAGGTTGCTGTCATAAATCTTGTAACTTCATCTTCATTAGAACGTAGTTTAACAACTACTTCAGTATATGGAGCTAGAAGCAAAGGCTGGTCAACTGAGGTTAAAGAATCAGCTCCAGCATTACCAGCTATGATATGAGATACGATAGATCCATTTAATTCAGTTTGTGCAATAGTTACTGCAGTACTTGTACCAACCCCTGCATTTTGAGTTCCCATATTAGCCTGGAGTGTTCCCTTAAAGATATAATTTCCAGTAGTAAACTTCATAGCTTCAACTGCTGTCTGATTAGCGGCATGATTACCTGTGTAACAATACGCATAATCTCCTATAATATTTAGAGTATTACCTATACCAGCAGGATTAGTTCCCCCTGATACGTTTGGTGCACCACCGCCGCCGACTAGAGGCATCTATACCTCCTTAAGCGAACTGTGCGGTTACTACTATGTCTATTGCTGCTGCAGTTGTTACTGCTACGGCGAACTCACAAGAGTTACCTGGTTGTACTGCTAGATCCGTATCGTATTGAACAAAGTTCTGGTTAGATCCTGTGGATGTTCCCATTGTCATTTGTCCGCCACCAGCGAAAACTGCATCTCCATCACGCATCGCATTTCCTGAAATCTTCACGAGACTGCAGAACTCTTCGCCTGCTCCATCACAAGCTACTGCTATTGATAAAGATTTTAGAGACGAAACGTTTGTTGGGACAGTAAACGAACTGCTTACGCTAGCTCCTGCTAAGTTATCCAGGGACTGGAAACTTGTTGTTGCACTTAGACCACTTTCAGATCTACTAATTACTATTGCCATTGTTTTTCCTTAGGCCCTCAATTTGAGCGGACCTATTGCTCCTAATATTTTTGAACCACCGAGACTACCAACAACTAACTTAGCTGCTAGTGCTCCTGCTCCAATTCTAACCATCTGATCTTTATTTGTTTTGAATGCATCCCCTAGGGTTTTGATTCCCCCCTGGATGTCTCCTTTCAAAAAAGATTGTGCTGCACTGCCTGCATTACTTGCGTCTAAAAACGCTAGACCTGCACCAGTTTCAATTAAATTTACAGAAAAGGATCTCTTTCTACGAGAGCTTCTCCTTGCTTTACGTCTTACTGCCATTTATCTCCTTGTGGGGGCGATGCCTACGAGCTTACCCCGATTAGGGGATTGGAATGCCCATTATAACTGGTTTAGTCTATACCAAACTCGTCTAGTTTCCATTTCTCTACATTAGTTTTTACGGAAGTACAATGTTTACAACCGCTCCACTTAGATCCATCTTTCATAGTTAAGGTTATCATTCTATAAGGTCGACCTCTTTTTCCACATCCGTCACAAATCATTCTTTTACACATCGCCTGCAGCATACTTTACAATGACTTAAACCGTGAATACATTTCCATCTAGTCATATTCTTCTCTCTGCTTTTGTTGGAAGTAACGCCTGGTGTGATGACAGTGCGGACAATCGTAAAACATTCCGCAACCGCATTTAGATCTACCATTCTCCCAGTCGCTGCAGATTGCTAAAATAAATTCATTCCAGGTTAATGGTACTCTTCTCTTTGACATATGATTATGAATATTGTCTTTGTACTTTTCTAGCATTGTCATTACATCAGGATGTAGTTTGATTACTTTACGTTTAAATGTCATTGTAAACCTCTACTTCTGACTCTTTCATTAATTCCAATACACACTTTACACAATGAGGATGTTCATACTGTGCAGGGAAAACTTTAGGTTTATTGCATCTTTTACAGTTCATTCAATCACCTGGACTTCATGGATTGCGCCACACTTCGGATCTCGACATTGCGCGTAACATGTCAAACCGATTTTCTTGCAAACTGAACACTCGACTTCTCGTAGGTCTTTCATGCTACCACATTGGGGGACAGGGTATATACCAGTGTGCTAGACGGAGTTAAGGTACTTTTCCAAAGCCATTATTATATTATATGACGGATTATTATTATTATTATTATTATTATTATAGACGATAAACCGTTTTTTGTTTGGTTTTACAAACGTTTAGTCTAGCCTTTTTCTATGATTTGACGCGGAAAGAAAGTTCTATAGCCTTGTCACCCACTACTTTAGCCCTAATTTACCGCTAGTCTTAGACTCTTTTACCCCTACTTCGGGGCTGTTTTGACCCATTAAATGACCTAAAT